TCCAGCCACACGTGTCCAGTACGTTGAGGACTCGGGTGCCAGGGATCCAACATATGTGTCGGGTCTGCGGAGTACATGTTCGACGTGTGTGAGACGTTCATATGTCATAGTCTACACGCGGTTCATTTCTTTAGTAGGACATACGCTGCTGCCGCTGCAAGGACACTCCAAAGAATGATGTGATCCAAATTCCTCATCGAAATTGCAAGTTCAGGTGTTACTTGATCCTTGTACTCCTGGGGCTTGAATGGGAGCCATAAGTACCGACCAAACGGCACGAGCGTCGGCTTTAACTTGTCTTGACACTTGTATGCATAGTCGTACCATGCAAGGGCGATATACGGAAACCAGATTAAAAAGGCGAGAATCCAGAGATTCTTGGGTGGTAAATACCAATATCCACCGGCAAGAATCGCTGTAAAGACGATGCACTTGACATTGAGTGCAAAAGGGTAGCCTGGGAACAAACCACCGGCCATTCTATAGTAAGTTCGCAGAACTTATTTACGGAGGCGCGCGAAAAGAATTACGAGAGTGACAAAAAGAATAATAAGAAGAATTTTGAAATCAAATTGAGGTGATGTTCGTCGGCTCCATACGTCCCGTGCTTTTTGAACACTGATGGTCGGTTTACCTATTCTTTCATTCACTTGGTTATGGACAAGCACCGACCACTCGAACTTGTCCAGTGCATTTTCAAATGGAAATGCTTCGAGCAAGTCTCTAAAGTGCATAGCACACGATGGACATGGAATGATGTGTGCAAATTCCTGAACAAATTCAGGTGTTATAGTTCCTGTGAGACACAGGGTGTGTAAAACACCCCATAAGCGTGGCCCCCATACATCGGGTGGAAGACCCATTCTAATATAAGTTTAGAAAAATCTACTCAGCCTCGGGCTCCTCGGGCTCTGGCTCTTCGGGCTCTTCGGGCTCCTCGGGCTTAGGGCAATCGCAGTCCTCGCAAGCACACCCCTCGCACCCCGCCTCACACCCACACTCGCATCCGCACTTCTTCGAGGCGTTCAGAGCCTCCTCGATCAGGGCAGACGCACGATTCACGGGAACGTCGTCGTCCTCGGCCTCGTCAGCCTTGACCCATTGGGTTCCATGGGAATCGCCGAGACAAACATACTGGGACGCAATGACCACCTTGCCCTGAGACGTGATCGTACCGTCCGCCTCAAACGCAAACTCCTCGGGCTCACCACCCTCGTGAAGCAAGTCCGCACGGTGATTCACATAGTTGCCCGTCTCTGTGTTCTTGATGTAAGAGCCATCAAACGTGTACACGTTAGGGGTTGTACCAAGTTGAACGCGACCAAAGATACCAGAAGACCAGAACAGACCAGACGCGGGGTCCTGGAGAGTGAATGGCATTTATATTATAAGGGGTTTTATTTTCTCCATATAAGCGCTCTTTTCTTCTTCAGAATACTTGTCCTTTTTAATGACGTTGTCTCTTGCCCACAAAGCTTGAAGGTTTTTATAGTAAAAACACGCCATCTGTTCTACTGGATCTAAAATATTGAAGGCGGCACACGGGATCCTATGGTCAATGTGCCACGTGCCATAGTTGTCCCACGTCATACCTTCTGTAAAAGTGGTTTCGATGTGCTTTCTTAGGTCCTCTAAAGAACACCCAACATATTCTAGGCATCTTTCCGATTTTTGTTGTCCTAGAATCTCTCGAATACGCCGTCCTATATTCGATTTCAACTTGTGTTCTTGGAACTCTGGACCATTCTCTTCCTTCATTCGGTGATAGTTTTCACGGACCCAGCGACGTTGATTTTCTTTATACTTTTCCTTGTGTGCTTCGCGATACTCCTTATCCTTTTGTTTCTTATACTCTTTGTTTTCCTCGAGCCAACGTTTCATCAACTCTTTGACCTTTTCAGGATTTTCTTGGCGCCACTTCCGGCTCTTTTCCTGTTGCTGTTCTTTTGTATCTTGCCAGTACTGCTTGTTGTATTCGGTTCTCTTTTCTTTGTTGAGATCATTGTTTTGTTTGAGACAGTCTTTACACGTTGGACGTAGATTGTCCCATGTTGCTTTCGAGTACCCAAACTTTTCAAGCTCTTTATATGTTTTACACTTTCCACACCATCTCTTTTCTATACCCTGTTCTGTGATGTGTTCCTTCTTCCCTGTCATATGATACTAGTCTAGAAAATCTTTATGCACCTCGTCCTGAGACTTAGTGCTTCCCCCCGCGTACAGAGGACTTCCCCTATATTTCTACAGGGGCCGGACTATATCTTAAGCTTACGCCCACCACCACTTAGTCTCTGAACCTTCCTCGGGTCGTGTCGACTGACGAGGCTTGGCTGCGGATTGTCCAATCCCAAACGTTTTTACCTGCGAAAGTAGTGTCTTTCGCCGCGGCCGAGCCGCCCCGAGGTCATTACCCTGGCCCTCATGCATCTTTCGATCATGAGTTGGTAGTTTGGGCTCTAAGGAGTTTCCCGCAATTCGACGGTGTCGCCGAGTACACGTTTAAACAAGTACCCGACTAGCCACTAGTTTCCCAGTGACTGAGGCTACGCGAGTTGCTAACCTCAAAACCAAATGTAAAGTCGACTCCTTAGACACGCTGTAATCTGCAAGGGTTCTGTCATCCTCCAACTGTTTGCCGGCAAAGATCAGACGTTGTTGGTCCGGAGGGATGCCTTCCTTCTGTTCAATCTTCTGTTTAACGCTTGAAATTGTGTCAGAACTCTCCACTTCGATAGTAATCGTCTTGCCCGTAAGAGTCTTCACGAAGATCTGCATCTGTGGTTACTATACCGTGAGAATTTTTAAGCCGGGACGAGAGCCTAAAAAAAACGTGTGCCGTCCCTGTCAAGCATCTCGCACACCCTTCATGATCAAAGCACAAACACAATGGACCTTGCCAAGCTCGACGCCTCCATTGCCCGCTTCAAGGCGCGCACGCTCGAGCTCAAGGCCAAACGCCACACACTCGTGCGTATCGATGAGCCTCCCAAGCCGCACGAGTCTGCACACAGTGAAAAGAAAGCCCGCGCCGTCCCGCCCGCCGGGAGCCGGTGTCATGCCAAGACTATGGAGGGGAAACAGTGCGGATTCAAGGCAACATGTGGGAAGTTTTGCAAGAAGCACGCAATAAAAACCTGAGTATAGTGTAATGGAGTGGAACTACCTCTGGGCCGCTCTCGTCGTCAACTTTCTCCTCGTCTATCTCATCCCGCGTCTGATAAAGAAGCCAACAGGTATTCAGGTCGTTGATGATATGGTCCTGTTCCTCAATTCTCAAAAGGGCTTTTTGCTCGCATCCTCCATCGTGGTTGGTGTGACCGTGTACTTGTCCCATTACTGGGTCGATTCACAGGCGGTCAGCGATACTCCAAGCTCCCCCACAAAATATTGATCTACTGTAAATGGCGACGACCAATGCGGCAATTATCCAGACGAATAACGCGATGAGACAGTTGAACGTTGCGGCCAACGCCCAAAAGCAGGCCGAGGCTGGTAACAACGTGGCTCAGAACCTGAGCAAGATGAACACGAACCTAAACAAGTCTGCTCAGGGTCTTCAGAACGCGGCAAACAAGATGTACACGCTCAATATGAAGAATATCGGAAACAAGCTCATGGAGGCATCCAAGGCGGCACAGGCGGCCGCAACGGCCAAGGCGGCTCAGAACGCGACGCAGGCTATGAACCTTTTGACCAAGGCTATGGTCAAGAACTTGAACCTTGTGAATCAGGGCAAGCCCCCAGCAAACGCGGCAGGTGTTCAGTAACTTCCGTCATCAAAGCACGCGTGTGTGCGTGGTCCCAAAACGTCACGCGCTTTTCGAAACAGTCTCGTAGGGCCGCGGCAAGTCGCCCCTGGTCCGGGTGCCCCCACTCAAGATCTTTTGTAAACAAGAAATCATCAAACCCAATAGGCCCTTTAGTACACGGCACGACCCACGGGGTCTGCACGTACTCTTTGAGTCCCCCGTAATCGGTAATCACGACGGGTTTGGACCGCAACGCAGCCTCAACGGCCCCCATTCCGACCCCTTCGGAGTGTGAGCAATTGACATAGCAATGACACGACGCGTGTATCTTTTCAAGTGCTTCGTCACTCAACAAACCATTGATGACCACGACCCCGGGAATCTTCAGCTCGACCGGCTGGTGACACGTCGCCTTGAGTACGAGTCGAGCCTTATCACCGAACCCGCAACTCAAAAAAGCGTTTATGATTCCTTGGATATTCTTTCGAGGATCTGCAATGTTCCCGATGGTATAGAACGTATACGGCGGCTGTTTCCCATGGTCGGCCTCGATAGGACACCTGTGCGGCTTTTCAGGTGCGTAGTGTCTCAAAAGTTTCCATTCGACGTTCGGAAACTGACGCTCGAGCGTGATCCGTGCAAACTCTGAAGGACACCATATGGTCTTATACCGGGCCAAGAGCCCATAGGCCGGGTTCACAGGCTCGGTTTCGCACACGGTCATATACATCATAGATTCACACAGACTCGCATACTGATCTACAATGGTGAGTTGTTGCTCAATAGGTAAAACAAAGGCAAAACCGTGGGAGTACTTTGTTTGCTTGGGCTGCTGACCAATCTCCACGTACTCCGAGTCCTCAACAAGAGTTGAGTACTGTTTTGTCACTTGGCCTATACCCGCCAAGAGTGTCGGACCTATGAAAAGGGTCGTCATACAGCAGAAGGCCACAACAGCCTTATTTGAGAAGTTAATAAAGCGACCCGAAACTCAAGTGAATTTTCATTCAAAATTCGTATAATGACTTCGCGTGTCAAAGGGCTCGGACCTCTACACCAGTCACCGAACCAGGAGATCCACGACGCAAGGTATGGAACCATCTGACGTTCCCGAGGAAAATATTTCCTTTGAAACTACAAGGGATGACCATACTGAACGTATTGCTCATGACGCTTGCCGAGCTCTTTGGGAACGCCCACCTCAAGTGGTACGCAGAGAATGGGAAACATCATCACTTGGGCTTTGGTGTTGCAGCCTGGCTCGTCGTGCTCCTTTTTCTTGTACAGACCCTCAAAGGACAGAGCATGATGTGGACCTGTATCATGTGGGAAGCCATGATTGTGCTAGGTGGAGCCATCACAGCCTATTTCATTTTTGGTGAAAAATTCACACACTGGATTCAGTGGCTCGGGGTTCTCTTTGCGCTCGGGGCGGCCATATGTATAAACTATGAGTGTCCGTCCATAGTTAAACCTATTGATTGCTCTTAGGTCATGGACGAAAATTGGCGCTTTGTGTTTCAAAGACTCGACAATTTAGAAGCTGAATTGTCGGATCTTCGGGAGGCAACGTGGCCCGTGTGTCAAGGCCTCAGGGAACAGAGGGGGCAGGGAACTCTTACAGAAAAGCGGAGGTTTTTCAAGTTTTTAGATGTTGATATCGTTCGTAAGCTCGTGAAACTCAAAGGGGAGTTCAAGGGAAGGTACCCAGCCCTAGACGTTGAAGAACTGAGACAGGTGCTGGTAGAGGAGCCTCGGGTGGTCTTGGATGGAGGGGCGTCCGTCCATCTGTATGGAGACCCTGTGAAATGAAAAATTCAAAGGTCTGTTCATTCATAGCGTGTTCACGTTTATCGTTACAGTGTGCAAACGTCTGATGTTTGTTTGCAACGTGCTTCGCATCTCCAAAGCTACTGAGGTGCCACCCGGCCCATTGTATACATGGAAACTTCCAACGATTGTCCCGAAGACTGTTTGGTCCGGCCCGTTTGAAGAGATCTGCAGTCGTGATGACCGTTCCGAACCACGGCTCACCCGTAAACAGGTAGTCGAGCGAGTACTCGAACATCCACATGTGGACCGAATTCAAAGCATGAGGCAATTTTTCGAATGGTACGACACGCAGGTCCGGAATCTCGTCCACGTCACTGACCATGACGATAGACTCGTTAGGGACGTCTTGTACACCTCGGAGGATACACTCGCGCTGGTACTTCTCGCGACACCACGGATCCTCTTCCTTTGGTGACTCTTCAGCCGTGACGATAATATGAGTGATCTTGGGAAGCCACTTGGAATACCGTTCCTTGTTCTTTTCGAAAAACAACTCTTTTGGCCCGCCTTTATGGTTCACTTCGGACTCGACAAGTACGAATCGATCCACGTACCTGTCAAGCACCTCTAAACGAAGCTCTAAGATGTCAAGCTCGTTGTAAAACATAAAAGTGTCTATGAGCATTTCAAAAAAAGCGTTTTTTATCCTTAACTTAAAACCAGGAGTGAATTATACTCTAATGAAGTACCTTGTCACTGGGGGTGCTGGTTTCATCGGCAGTACTCTTGTAAACAAGCTCTTCAAAGATGGACACGAAATCATTGTCGTTGATAATTTGTCAACGGGAAACATACTTCCCGGAAATAAGGCGGAATTTATAAAGGGAGACGTGACTGATTACGAGTTTCTCAAGACGCTTCCTAAAGTTGATGGTATCTTTCACCTGGCAGCTATGAGCAAAGTTCTTCCTTCTCTCGAGGATCCAACTCTTGTGGACTTTTGCGCAACGCAAAACAGTAATGGCACGCTAAATGTCCTGAAACTGGCCGCATCATATGACCCAAAGATCAAAGTTATTTATAGCGCATCTTCAACATACTACGGACTCAATGATGTTCCGCAGCACGAGTTGCAGTCGCACGACTGTCAGACTCCCTATGCGCTGACAAAGTATATGGGTGAACTATGGTGTGAGCTCTTTTCGCGGCTCTACAGTGTACCAACGGTTCGTTTACGATACTTTATGGTGTTTGGTCCAAATGAACCCAGTACAGGATCGTATGCAATAGTCACTGGAATATTCAAAAAGCGTGCAAAGGAAGGTCTTCCTCTCGAAATTCATGGTGACGGTTCACAGACTCGAGACTTTGTCCACGTGGAAGACATTGCCGAGGCGAATATCCGAGCGATGGAGTCCCCACATACAGATGAAACCATCAACGTGGGCACGGGAACCCAAGTCTCCATCAAAGAACTCGCTGATCTCATTTCTTCAAACCAAGTGTTCACACCGAAGCGCAGTGTGGATCTTAAGGCGACTTTGTGCGATACGACAAAGATTGAGCGACTTCTTGGCTGGAAACCTTCGAAAGATATTAAGAGTTCCATTGTGACAATCGTCACGAGTCACTGGAAAGAGGATCTTACGTGGCTCAAAAAATCCAAGTTTCCGGTTGTCCTTATTGACAAGGAGGGTGCTGACCCAACGTGCTTTGAACCTCAACACGTCATTCCAAACAAGGGACTTGACACGGCTGTCATATTTACATACATTATCAAAAACTACGACTCTCTTCCGGACTATGTCGCCTTTTTACATGGTCACGAAACGGCGTGGCACCAAGTGCACGCACCGCACATGCTCGACGTTATATCAAGTGCCAACATATACAAATACGATTATATTCCTTTGAATAACTTTTACAGACTGTATCCATTTTACAATGAAATTCAAAATGTTCCAAACGTCCCTGGGTTAATGTTAAAACATCACTGTGAAATACTAGGGTTTCCTCATCTTCCTGACAACTTCATGATAAATGTTCCAATAGGATGTCAATTCATCGTTTCCAAGAAACGCATTCTCAGTGTTCCGAAGCATCAATGGGAGTCCTGGTATAAGCTCCTTGTGAGCGCCAAAGGAGACTATATCAAAACGTGGCCAATTGTTTTCGAGTATATTTTCCATATTATTCTAGGTGAGGATCCGTGTATACAAGTAAACCCCGACTGGTTTACGTTTGAGCACCAGCCAAAGTGGTGGCACTTGTCTCCCGAATTTTGCAATCCAACGCCTTCTTGAGAGTTGCGTACTTTTGGACTCGTTCCGTACCCTGTGGATCGTTCGAAGCCACACGAAGGTACGCCTCTTGAAGAGCAAGCCGAGTGTGCGGATCTTTGATACCAGCAAAATGGATGCAAAAATCACCGGGAAGCCAGTGCACTCTTGGATCCATGCGGTAGTCGTAGGCGTTCATAATGTTTATGAATGCGTGTGGAAGAATCTGAGCACACCCTTTGTATTTGGGTGTCGCCAGTAAGTCCGTCATTGCCGTCTGTTCGTGAAACAAGACCCGAGCGAGCTCTGGACGGTTCCACGCATCTGCTAAAAACTCGAGGGCTAATGGACAGTTGCGAATAACGAAAACACCGGCATTCAAACCTTGAAAGTCTCTTCCTATAAAAAGAAACTTGGCTGGGTCCATGAGTTCGATAAACTCTTCTATTGTACGGTCCTGGTTTGTAATAAGCACGTCCCCGTCTATCCACATGATGTAGTCATAGTTGGGAAGGTACTTTTGAAGTAAAGGAATCTTGGACCACGTGGCGTCACGTTCAGGAACAAAGACCGACTCGTCCGTGATACGAGGATACCCGTGACGGCGGGCGTGCTCTTCCTGACTTGCGATGCACCATTTGATGGTGTCCCTATACTCTGCACCCAGAGCAAGCGAGCACACTGCAAACTTCATTTTATAAAGTATATACCATTCCTTTAAACATACCGTTTTTAGAAACATGAGCATGATTTATGCTCCACGGCCAGGTCACATTCGGCCCTTCCATTTCGGCATCATCTAATTCGTCTGGATAACGAATGAAAAGACCAGGATATGTCGAAAGTGTTTTATTGACGTATACCTGATTTGGAGATGGGACCGAGACTGTAAACATTTTTGGCTGGAAAAAGGCCAACTTCGTGTGAAGACCAAATGTACAATACATGAAAAAAAGATAGCTTTCATTGTTTACCATCCATGACCTTCCCCATGGTCTAGACGCGTAAAACGCTTCTAGTCGTGGTAAAAGATCACGAGTCAGTTTAGAGCCTAAACTCAAATATTCGCGAGCTATTTTCGAGGGAATCACCATGTGTCGGTCACACACGCCGCCGTGAAACTCGCCATTCGGAATCCATACGTGATCTAGATCCAATACAGGGTGAGGTTTAATCCAGTAGTAATCCGAACGAGTGATTATGATCTGATCGTACTCCTTATACAACCCCTTTCCTGACAATATTTGAGATAGATACCATCTGAAAAAGGTGTTGATTCCACCGGACCCCTTATGAGTTTTTGTCGGCCCGAGCCAGTTTCCAGGTATTTCTATGAAGTGACGCCACTCTCCACAAGTCATTTCATCAAACGCAAGTTCCCACTCTTTGGGCTCATTGTATCTCCATACGTATTTCGCCTCGTGAAAGTACCCGTTATCTTCCGAATATTCATTTGAAATAATCTCGCCTGAAGAACGAGGAATTGAATCACCTATACATAAAGCAAGATCGGCGTCAAGTTGATCTTTAACGTGTTTTTTGAAGGAATTCCATGTAAGTTCTGCAGTTCGAACCTGTGCCATTATACAGACGAGCACCTTCATTTTCAATATAAAAAGCTTGAACCCTTAAGTGATATGGACTCTGTCAAAAAGTTCTGGAATGACCGTCCGTGCAATATACGTCACGGAACTGCCGAGGTTGGGACCCGAGAGTACTTTGATCAGGTTGAACATCGAAAGTACTTTGTGGAGCCTCATATTCCAGAGTTTGCAGAGTTTTCGAAATGGTCTGGGAAAAAGGTACTCGAAATTGGTTCTGGTATTGGTACGGACACGATGAATTTCTTCAGGGGTGGCGCACAACTCACCTCCATTGACCTCTCCGAAGAGTCTGTGAAGCTCGCGAAGCAGCGCGCGATCGTCTATGGGTTCGATCCCGAACGAATTATGGTTCAAAATGCAGAGGAGTTTTCGTTTGGTGACGAAAAGTTTGACTTGATATATTCTTTTGGTGTAATTCATCACACACTTAATCCTCGTGCTGTCATCGAACGCGCGGCGGCACACCAAACGACGGGACAAGAACTTCGAATCATGGTGTATTCCAAAATTTCATATAAATTGTTCTGGGCAATGCACGAGCACAATCTCTGGGACATGGCCACCATGGATGACACGATACGCGAGTTTGCCGAAGCCCAGACGGGATGTCCCGTCGCATATACGTACACGTTTGACCAGGTACGAGACCTGCTTACGCCGTGGTACGAGGTGACTGAAATTCACAAAGACCACATCTTCAAATGGAACATCGCCAAGTATGTGAAGCACGAATACGAGGTGGATGACGCATGGAAAGACGTGCCTCCCGAAAACTTCCGGGCACTTGAAAAAGAACTTGGATGGCACACACTTGTTAAAGCAAAACGACTCTGATAAGTTAATGGTTGCTGTGACTTTTATAGGTGTGGGAAAGCTCGGCCTTGCATACGCGGCGTACATATCTTCTAAAGGACACACGGTGCATTGTATCGATGTAAATTCAAAGATGATTGAAGCGTACAAGAGAAAAGAGTACGGGACGCGCGAACCCGGTGTTGAGGAACTTGCAAACCAGTACTCCATGACATTTTCAGATGATTACACGACCATAGTTCCCGGGTCTATATGCATTATTCTTGTAAATACCCCGACATGTCTCGCGGGTTACGACCACTCTATGCTAGAGAACAGTCTCAAGAAATCGGCCTCAGGTGGTCAGGCGTGTACCATCGTCACATCAACGGTCCAACCGGGCTTCTGTGACCGCCAGACAGTTCCGAATCTCGTGTATAATCCTTTGTTCGTTCAAATTGGAAACGTGATTGAGAACCTTCACGGGGTCAATGACATTCTCGTCGGGTCCCCTGGACTTCCGGTGGGTCTTGTGGAGTTTTACGCGTCTCTATTCGGAGACGCCAAAGTGCATACTATGCCGTACAAGGCGGCCGAAGTGGCAAAGCTCGCTCTGAATAGCTACATCACAATGAAAATTTCGTTTGCAAATATGATAGGTGACGCATTACGGACGTGTGGACAAGATGCCGAGCCTGCACTTGAGTTTATCGGGTCAGATGCCCGCATAGGAAACAAGTGTCTCAAGTACGGATGGGGGTACGGTGGTCCATGTTTCCCTCGGGACAATCGAGCGCTCTCGACATTCCTGAGAGAGGTGGGGTCTTACGACTACTTACCAGTTGCGGCTCACGAGTCGAATGAGCGTCACGCAGTTGAGCAGGCGAAACACTTTGAGGGTGACGTACTTGAGGGTTTGTGCTACAAAGCCAACTGTGATGTACCCATCATCGAGGAGTCTCATAAAGTGAAGACGGCACTCGTACTCAAGTCAATGGGTCGGAACGTGACGCTCAAGGATACACCCGAAGTTCTTGCACTTCTTCCAACAGAACTTAAAACGAACACGAGTATCTTATAAAATGGGAGAGCTTGGCGCAGACGAGTGGGTACTGTCCAAATATTCGGAACCAGGTTTTTTCGTAGATATTGGATGTGCAGACGGTATTGAACATAGTAACACATATGAGCTGGAAAAGCGAGGTTGGAAAGGTATTTGTATAGATGCGTACCCTCGAAACTTCGGAACGCGCACGTGTATAGTCGAGCAGGCGGTTCTTGGTTCGGAACCAGACAAAGAAGTGTGTTTTGTGCGTAGCATAGAAAATCCTAACCTTTCTGGTGTTATCAATAACTTGTGCGACTGGCACAAGGAGAGGGTTTTACATTCTAAGAATGAGAAAGAACTACACAAGACGCGTGTTCTATCAGATATTCTCAATACGTATGATGCACCAAAATTCATAGAGTATATGAATCTTGACATTGAAGGTAACGAATATGAAGTTTTATCAACATTTCCTTTTGATAAATACACTTTTGGGTGTATTTCGGTTGAACACAATTTCCAGGAACCAAACAGGACCAATATCCGTAATCTCTTACTTAGTAAAGGATACATTTTTGAAAAGGAAGTGAAATGGGACGACTGGTACGTTACTTCAAAGACAACATATACAGAGTCGACCGAATAAGGGCTGTAATTTCATCTTGAATATTCTTCAGGTACGTATCCCCCCGTGGAAGCTTGAGCCGCCGAATACGCCCTAGGAGTGACCGAAAGTACACCCGAGCCTTCTTTGGGTCGCGCAAAAACCGTTTGTTTGTTGTTATACGCTTGAGCCGACCGTACTTGCCCATGTATGCCTCGGCCCACGCGTCCAGCAAAGGAACGATCCCCTCATAGTACTTTTGCAAGGCTTTGTGCTGTGCATAGGAGTTGGTCGTCAGGTGGAACATGTGCGCCTGTTCCCGAGAGTTCATAAGCATACCGACGTATCGGTTTGCTGCCATCCTTATAATTTACAAATAAAATTGTTTGGGTCTAATAGTAGAATGGCTGGGTTCAGCGAGACCATTTTTCCACCGGGAAAAATCTTGTACAAAGGTCTCGAAAACCTTTCGTGTAAGATTTTGCTCAGGGATACGCGGTTCTTCTACCTCACAGAACAGGCAGGGACCGCGAAAGAGTACGGAACTCTGTGTCGGTTCCGCGCCAAGAAGACCCTTCGCTTGTTTGACCTGACACATGCAAACATCGCCAAACTTTTGCATAGCTCGTACCCCTTGTCCAAAGACACGAAGGGGCTCTTGCGCGTCATCCTCGGAACACACGTCACGATCGGCGAACAGGTTATTGCCGCCAAAATCCTCATGGGAAACAAGGCGGGACCACTCCCCCGCGAAACAAACACGCGCAAAGGGCAGCGTCTCAGTTACAAAGAACTGAATCACATCGTGTTCGGTCACCTCAGTCGCGAATTTCTGATTCCGGAGGGGTACGACGGGTACTATGCCCCCGCCAAGCCTTCCATTTTCCACGGTGGCACATTTCATTCTGAAATTATGCTCGTGAACGCGTACCAGAAGATTGAGAATGCAGGTGGTGGTCAACCCGCTCCCGTTATCACACGACGGTCGTTCAAGTGGGCTCTTCCTACACTCTTTATGGAGTATTGCAAAGGTACGAAACGGCTCGTGAAACCCTATGGAGGAAACATGACCATCTTCTGTACGGGTGGGATGGCGGTTCGTTTGTATCTCCAACAGAAGAAACTCAATTTAACTCCAAAAATCAGGCAGACTTCAGACTTTGACTTTACCTTTGCCGTTCCCCGTCTCTTGCGTTCAGACAAGACGGTGGCGTCATATGCCTATGCTATGCAAAGCATCATGACTCATCACTTGACCGGGTTTGTGGCGTGGCTTAACAAACACTATGACGGAGTCAACGCACGACTCCGCGTGAATAAACACCAAAAGACCAAGTACGATGCTCCACGTCTCCAGGTTCCGGGGACGAAACGCAAGGTGTATCAGGTTGTGTCGTACCAGATTGTGACTGGAAAGAATGAGGCGACAGACCTTGTCGACACTGCCCTTGCTGTGTATCCCGGTGCATCCCGCACTATGCTTCAGTTGCCCATGTCACACAAACTTGGAATTCCGATCCAAAAATTAAGGTACCAAGTTAAAGACTCTCTTGCACTCTTGTCTGGCTCGTTTGTGTACCGAGGGCTCATTGCGAAGCGTAACCCAATCAAGGGGTCGGCAAAGGAAAAGGGACAAAAGAATGCTGAGCGCGTGCTTGAACTTTTGAAAGTGTCGAAAAAGAACACGTCACTTCATAACGCCCGGCGCACGGCGACGCACCTGCTCAGGAACGTCGCACTCAAAAATTATACACGTGCAAAGGAGAACGCCAAACGAGTCAATCGCGTCTTGAAAAAAATACGGTAAAAAGGTATGGAGGTGCTCCTTCTAGGATGCGCCGTGTTCATTATCGCATGTGCATTTTTACTTCTTTTTGTAGCGCCTCGGTCGGGAAGGGGATTCACAGACGACCAAGCTTCATGGGAACACCCTCGTATAGTCAAGGATGTATTGACCCCTGAAGAGTGTCAATACATCATAGATAAGGCATCACCAATGTTTGCACGAAGCAGTGTTGTTGGCGTCGAAGGTGCTGACGCGTCACGCACGAGTCAAACGGCGTGGATTTCCAAGACAGATCCCGTAGCCCAAAAAGTCTTTGCCAAGGCTCTTGAGAATACAGGAAAAACAATAAACGAGTGTGAAGATCTTCAAGTTGTCAAGTATGAGCCAAACACGTACTATAGGGAACATCACGACTCGTGTTGTGACGATTCACAAGGGTGTATAGACTTTGAAAAGGATGGGGGTCAAAGGGTCGCAACGCTCCTCGTGTATCTCAACTCGGACTTTACTGACGGTGAAACACATTTTCCTAATTTAGATCTCAAATTGAAAGCTGATCCAGGCTCGGCAATACTCTTTCGACCCCTTGGATCTGACGAAGCCAAGTGTCATCCCAAGGCACTTCATGCAGGCCTTCCCATCTCTTCAGGGGTCAAGTACGTGTGTAACGCCTGGGTACGTGAGAATAAATTTCGGTGATATTTGTAAATGAAATTGAACGTGTGGGTGGTGGTGGCCCTCCTCTTTGTCGCCGCGATTTTCTTGGCTCCCCGCGTCTCCGGCTTTCTGTACGACAGCGGGGGGGATTACAATGTCGTGTGGCCCCGTGCGTATAACAATTGGGTAGGTTTAGACGGGCGCATCGACGTACCTACGGGGGCTATGTGTGACGTCAGCAACAGGTGTATGTAAAAAATCATGAGGGAGAGACCACGGGTCTCGACCCGGGCACACAAAAAATTCGTGTGCTGTCCAGCTCAAAGAGACCCTGGTGAAGGTGTAAACCAGGCACAAAGGTCCTTGACCAAACCCCTCTAAGCCCCAGAGCACACGCACGAGAGACCTTCGGTCTCGACTCGGGACAGAGTCCCTCGAAAACTCGTGTGGTCTAGAGCCCAACGGAGCCCAAACAGACACTTAAGGCAAACACAACCAAGTACACCATGGCCAACTTTACTGCTGCTATCAACGCCCTGGTTGCTGAGCGCGACCGCGTGTTCCTCGTGAGCGTGTCTCAGCAGTTCAACCTGCCGTTCGAGCAGCTCTCCAAGCTCTACCTGGAGACTGCTGAGCAGGCGATCAAGGTGCCTCGCAAGTACACCAAGAAGCCCAAGGCCGTGACGGTGGCTACGGAGGAGGGGTCTGCAGAGACGCCGACTGAGAGCGCGGCCGCACCGGCGGCCAAGGCGGCCAAGGCGGCCAAGGCTGATAAGCAGAAGTGCACGGCCTGCACATCCAAGAAGGAGCCGTGCAAGTTCAGTGCCCTGAAGGGTGAGGTGTTCTGTAAGCGTCACCTGCGCGCCTCGCAGGAGACCAACGGTGAGTCACAGCCCAAGGAAAAGGCTGCCAAAAAGCCGGCCAAGGCTGAGCAGCCTGTGCACACGCACGAGCTGACTCAGCAGCCGACCGAGCCGTGCGAGCTGTGCGAGTCTCACGGTAACCCCCTGACAGAGGATGAGCCCGAGTTCGAGGTGGTGCTGGACGAGCCGCAACCCCGCCCCGCGCAGACGGTGGCCGAGCGCCTGGCTGCGCTCCTGGAGGACTCCGGGTCCGAGTCAGAGGCCGAGTCAGAGACCGAGTTTGGTCTTATGGAGGAGGCGTTCGAAGATGACTAAGCAGATCACACATACGGTGCAAGTCGGCGCGCAGCTGCTGAAATCCAGTTGGCAATAGGCGTACAAGTGTAATGACCCATAGACCCGTTAACACACACCATACAACCCGCATCTCCTCGTCTTCGTCTTTGAACTCGTACACGGGCCGTAGAAACCGGCCGATAAACGACTCGTCTTTGTAAATGGGTTCAAATATTTGTCCAAAAAATGTATTCGCGTCCCTCCCTCTCACGAGCTTTTCGAGTTCCGTGAGTGCGCAGACCGTCTGATTTGTAAGCCAGTGAAGCATAATAAACGGCACGATAAGCAAATGTAAAGTCAAAAAGTATTCGTCCCCAAAAAAGGGAACGAGTGAAATGAAACACACGACCAAAAAGTGAATGTACCCTATGATGTCAGCAAGCATCTAGTCTTGGTGACGAAAAAAACGTGTTGTGTATTCCTCAAGAGCCTAAAAAGAAAAGTGCCTTCCCGTAGCAAAGAACGATATGTTCATCCGACCGACCCTTAAGACCCGCAAAGCCCCCGCCCTCCAATTTGTCACTCAAATTCGGAGTTCGGGTGCTCAGGTGTCTCAATGGGTTCCTGTAAGTGACATCACGCCCCCCATGCCAAATGGCACACCTGGGCGCGTCGGTGAGATTATAGACGCCATGCGTCGCGGAGAGGCGTTCATCACGCGCCCGACCCCTCAACCGTGGACACCCCCCATCGACTACGAGTTTATCGCCAAGTACATGGCCAAGGGAGAGCGAGATGCGTATATTGCCAAGTGTAAAGCGTGGTTTGATGCCAACCCTCTTCCTGTTCCGCAAGTGCACGCGCCGTCCCCCGTCATTGACCAGGCGCTGATACACGCGCTCTTTGCCAAGTACCCGGGGGCTGTTCCGCCATTTGAAGAACGCATAAAGGTGTACCGCGCCGCGGGAGTTCCTGAGGAACGCATTGAAAAGGCGATTACACGTCACCAAAAACTGGAAGAGACGGCAGACGAGCGCCAGAAGATCATCGACCGCATATTCCCGAACGTTCCGAAGAAAACCGTGAAACAGCCGCCCAAGGTGATCAAGGCCGTAAAGAAGAAAATGGCTCATTCATAAATGAAGAAGGTCCTCTGGTCAGATATTCCAGATGACGCCCCTCTTCCTAAATGGCCTCCCGATGAGGACGTGGTCGTTTCTAAGCACGGTGTGAAGGTGAAGAAACCTCCTCTTCCACCCCCAGATAAAACTACAAGCAGTAATCAGACCAAGAAGACATGACCAGCTGTGATGTGTGCTGTGAATTCTATAATAAATCAAACCACGCCCCCGTCACCTGTCCCTTTTGTCCTTTTGCCGCGTGTTCGTCGTGTCATGAGCGCTACCTCTGTGAGACCACTGAGGATGCGCACTGTATGAGTTGTCGCAAGGGGTGGACCCGCGAGACCCTCGTGAACAATTTTACTTTCAAATTCGTTTCTAAAACGTACAAAAAGCGTCGGGAGGACTTGTTGTTTGAACGTGAAAAGAGCCTTATGCCTGCAACCCAGCCATATGTTGAGGTTGAGAAGGAGATACGAGAGCTCAGAAAACACATCATGGCTAAAAAGGCTGAGGTGGAGCGAGCTCAGGAAAAGTACTACAAAATTGCGAATAGGCCATTGGCGCTCGTTGCTGCCGAAAACAACATTCACCTTGAGTTTCACGCAAGTATCATCAGACACAAGGCGGCCGCCGAGCAACACAAGGTGACAGCTGGTCTTCGAATCGAAGCCGACCATCTCGAGTGGCACGAGAGGCGCTTGATGGAAGTTCTCGCCGGTGGCTCACTTGACTCTGAGCGCCGTCAGTTTGTGCGCGCGTGTCCCGTCTCGGACTGTAAGGGCTTCCTAAGTACGGTATGGAAGTGCGGTCTGTGTGACAACTGGGCGTGTCCGGACTGTCACGAAGTCAAGGGGAAGGAAAAGGACGCGGAACACACGTGCGATCCTAACAACGTGGCAACCGCCAAGCTCCTCGCCAAGGATTCGCGCAACTGCCCCAAGTGTGCCGCGACCATCTTCAAAATTGACGGGTGTGATCAAATGTGGTGTACCCAGTGTCACACGGCGTTCAGTTGGCGCACGGGTCGTATCGAGACTCACGTCATCCACAACCCACATTACTATGAGTACATGCGCAATCACGGGGGTATGCCCCGCGCGGCAGGTGACGTTCCGTGTGGTGGGTTTCCGAACGTGCGTACTGTTATGGCACTCATAAGTAATGATGACTATAGGCACCGTTTCATTACAAACGCACACATGATATGGGGCCATCTCCAGTGGATGCTTCCACGCTACGAAGTGAACATACACCAAGACAACCGTGACTTGCGTATCAAGTTGATGATTGGAGACATCTCCGAAGACGTGTTCAAACAAAGGATCCAGCAGCGTGAAAAGGCGCGTCATCGCAAGACTGATATCCGTCAAGTCATTGAGATGATTCGAACGGTCTTGGTCGATCTATTCCAGGACTTTGTACGTACGAAAGACGTGCATGCGTTGCACTGCTCACTGACAGAGCTTCGCGAGCACTATAACAACACTCTGGACACCATCTCGAAAAACTACGGAAAGTGTGTAGTGCCCAAGCTGACTGGAAATTTTACTATGTAATAGTAGAGATGTGGTGGCTTGTGTTGCTGCTGTCAGTCATTGTACTTTTGATCGTATGGGTCAGACAACAAGAACGCTTCACCATGCAAGAAATACCAAAGGTGATATGGACGTTTTGGGATTCTGATACCCCACCAGAGTTTGTTCAAAAGTCAATAGACACCTGGAAAAAGTATAGTCCTGATTTTGAAATAAAATTGGTGACTCCAAGCAACATCGGAGAGTACCTTCCAGGTACAGACTTTACAAAGTTCAAACACACGAACTTTATCCAGAGAGTCTCCGACTTTGTACGGGTTCATCTCGTGGCCAAGTATGGCGGTATATGGTCCGACGCGTCGGTCGTTGCAAAGCGGTCTCACAACTGGATCATAGATGAGCAAAAATCCAAGGGGTTCGAAGTATTTATTTATAGAAACGACAGAGACCAAACGAACCCGAACCACCCTGTACTTGCAAACTGGTTCTTTGCCTCTGTCCCGGACGCCAAGTTTATACGCGAGTGGAGGGATGAGTTCAACAGGACCCAAGACTTTGAGACGATAGACGAGTACATAGCTGACGTAAAAGCAAAAGGTGTGGACACTCAGAAAATACCTGACCTCAGGTATCTGACACAAGATGTCGCGGCCCAAGTTGTCATACAGACCAAGATGTCACCCGAAGAAATGAAGACAATTTATACTTTAAATTCAGAGGATGGACCATATAAGCACTCTCACTCGAACGGGTGGGACCCTCCAAAATCTGTGAAGAGCTTGTGTGATACACCCGGTCATGAACTCCCTGACCTTATAAAGATATATGGAAACGAAAGGCGTGCAATAGAGGCTAATGATTCACTCAAGTGTTCATACAAGATCTTTGACTAAAGAGAATTTCCGCGTAGACACTAAGATGGCACTCAGGTACTGGTACTTCAAAGGTCGACCGCCATGGGAAATAATTGAACAATTCTTTCCTAAAATTCGGAGGTGTCAATCCTGTCCGAACCTAAATTCGTGCCCTGTCGAGCCCACGTATGTACAAGAGAAGGTCTTACCATACTAACCAAAGATGACACTCGAGACGTGGTTCACGAAGCAATACGTCCAAGAGGTCCAGAACCGCGTGACCTATCAGAAAAACAGAAACAATAGACTCGGTATGATTTGCGGTTGGCGTATCCAGCCTCATATCAGTGTCTGGAAGGCTCTCCCGGGTGAAGAGCCTCCCACGCACTGGGAACGGTCGCCGACAGAGGCGACGCTGTACAAGAACGCACGTGAAGCATGGCAGAGGTGTGACAAGACGGTGGCGAATGAGCTGTACGACCTGTGGAACCATGCGTGTCAAGACCCGTATTATTGCCCGATGCACGGGTGCGGAAGTGACTAAAAATGTTACAGTGTAATAGGAAATGAACAACTTGGGTCTTGCTCAAACGGGTGGGACGTGTTGGTTCCACTCGTCCCTGAACCTGTTCTTGATGACAGATGACGGGTTCAAGATCCTTTGGGCCAAGCTTCAGGACGTTTACAAGAATATGACACCAACATACAAGGCGTGGTTCGAGTCGAACATCAACGCACCGTGTCCGCCCCGTCTCAAGAGTCTCACGACCATCAATTCCGTGTATTTCTGGAAGTTTCTAGACCAATACATGTGTTCGATCGGTGGTCCAGGACGGCTTTGGCGTAAGCACGAGCGGAACGCGAATCTCGTTTCGCGCGTGAAATGGAACAACCCGGCACTCGCAAACAAACCAGTGACTGCAGGAGGCACACCCCGATACGAGATCCCGAAACTCCTTCGACACATCGGGTTCAAGCAGGGTGAATACATAATGCTCGACTGGAAAGGCATAACAGCGTACAGAGGGCCTCCCGCAAACCGAAACTATAAGTTTTTCATGTATCGCAAAGTGGATCCATACGATATGCCCCTCGAAAAGGGGCCGTGGCGGCTTTCTGGTGCCTTGTTTGTATTATTTAACAGGGCATTTACGAGTGGACACGTTTGGACGTGCATACGCAAAGGTTCTAAAGGGTACGTTTTCGACTCGGCGAAACCGAACACGCTTCACGCATGTAATTGGTGGATTCAAACCGAAGTTGAGGACTTTTTCACCAACTCCAACCTCATACGGAGTTGGGGACCAAACTACCAAGGCGTGCACGGTGGGTTTGATGTTATCATGTATTCTCGGAGTTCCTACGTGGATGCCATTGCCCCGAGTTGTCGCCGAGTCTATAGGCCCGTCACCAAGAACATTGAGAATACTATAGCAAATTTGACATCCAATAATCCGAACGTGGGTCAAAAAGTCAACCAAATCAACGCCCCACCCGCCGTCAAAGCCGCACTTCGCACACACGAAGGAAAACGTGTAAACATCAACTCGGCGACGCTTAACGCCATTGTCCGACACAGCACGAACTATAAAAACGCCCTTCAGGTCGTGAGTAACCTGGAACAAGCTGGATACCGTATTCCCAACAAATCCGCCAAGAACGGCACGTGGGCTCGGTTTCGAACATCTCTACGAAACAAGTTTGCAAGACCTTTACCATCCATGTGGTACAGGTTCGCCTTGGCTCAAAACACGAGAAACGAGGCTATGAATGAACTCCCAAAACTCGCCAATTATGGTGGTTACGTAATCAACAAGAACTCAAACAACTATAAGAATTTCATCAGTAAATTGAACGCCAAGTTCCCGACCCGCGTCATTCGGTCAGTGAAGCGGAAGCGTGTGAACCGCCAAGTAAACGTGTCCTCCCAAAGGCAGAGAGGCACCAACTGAGACCTGACCAAGACCAAAATGTCACCAAGTGCAGTGATTCTCCAACACATCTCCCGTGTCCAGGACAAGATGGACGTGGCCGAGACCTCCGAACGCTGGAACGCACTCCTCGAGAATGTCGTGCTTCTTCACGATATCCTCGATGTGGTTATAGAATTTGAGTTGAAATTGATCGATGACGTGGACGTGGACTAATAAAACGTGTCCTGTCCGGACCAAGCCCTAGAGACCCGTCTTACAGAACCAGACCAAAGACAAACACCATGGCTACCGTCCTCTCCATCCTCAACCGTCTCGAGGCGACCAGCAGTCGGCTCGAGAAGGAAGCAATTTTGAAACAAAATTCAGGGAACCCTGACCTTTTGCGGGCATTCCAGTTGGCCCTTGACCCCATGGTCAACTTTTACATCAAAAAAGTGCCTACACCTGACCCCCCGCCGCCGGGCAACACTGGGTACCGCACGAACCTCCAAGTGGCGTTCGCGTCCATGGTCGAGTCGCTCGCCAGTCGCAAGATCCGCGGCAATGACGCGACCAAGTGGTTGGCGCAACTGCTCGGTCTCCTCACCCCTGATGACCAAGAGGTGGTTCGCCGAGTCATCGGACGGAACCTCAAGTGCGGCGTGAGCGATGCGACGGCCGAAAAGATCTGGCCCGAAGACCTCAAGCTCAGCTACCCGTGTATGCTGGTCAGCCCCCTCAATGACAAAACGAAAATAAAGTTCCCGTGTATCGCCCAGACCAAGATGGACGGCATGCGCTTCAACGCCCACGTGCGTGACGGTCAAGTCGCCTTCACGAGCCGCGCAGGCAAGGCACTGGACTTCGAGGGTCTCCCGATCGAGGCGGACTTCCAGAAACTGCCCAACGGCGTGTATGACGGTGAGCTGCTTGTTGCCGTCAACGACCGCAAGACGGGCAACGGGATCCTGACCAAGTTCCAGAAGGGGACCGGAAAGGCTGATGAGGGGCGGCACATCCACGCCAAGGTCTGGGACTTCATTCCACTCGAATACTTCCGCAAGTCCAAGTACGACAGGGGATACGTGGAGCGGTTCAAACACCTGTCTGGCATCCTGAAGAGCGAACGGCCACGGACAATCACGCTTGTCCAGACCTGGCTCGACGTGAAAAGCATGGAGGAGGCTCAGGAGATTTACCGTCACCATATGGTCATGGACGAGGAAGGCATCATCCTCAAGGACCCCATGGGCCCGTGGGAGGACAAGCGGGTCAAGCACCAGGTCAAGATGAAGGCCGAGCTCGAGGCGGACTTGCGTGTTACTGGGTTCCTCCCCGGGTCTGGCAAATTTGAGGGCAAAATAGGGTCACTCCTGGTCGAGTCGGCTGACGGCAAGGTGGCATCAGCAGTCGGTACAGGCTTGAGTGACGAGGAGCGGTCACTAGACCCAACCGAATTTGTGGGCAAAATTGCGGCCATCAAGTACAACGCCATCATCACGGACAAGAAGACCGGAGCCAAGTCCCTGTTTCTACCAGTCTTCATCGAGGTTCGGGAAGATAAGACGGTGGCTGATACCCTT